CCTTTGTTTTGGTAATCACCCGGTTTGCTCAGTGTCAGATCAGCCAGAACCGCCAAACCATCACGGCTAAAATCGCACTTGCTCATGCTGACCGCAGATCCAGCAACCGTGACAGAAAATTGCAACTCCTGAATGATCGCTGACAGCGGGGTGATGATCACCTGCCGGAACTCCAGCAACGCCTCGTCGTATCCGCGTTGGTGCCAAATCTCGACAAACTCCATATAGGCGGTGTGGCCAAGCAGAGAAAAAACCTCCTCGAATGCCAGATAGGCCGCATGATAGCCGGGAATTGTGATGTCAAAAGGCAGAAATGTTGGGTCGGCTGAACTAATAATTTGCTCAAATGATAATCTACTATTCCGGGCAGCGGAAACAATCAAATTAATTCCAGAAAATGTTCTCGCGGCTTGTGAAATTACTTGTGATAGGCTGACTGTCAAGATCTGCGGTATAATGAAATCATACGCGACAAAAACAGGCAAAAGTGCGCCATACGGCCCGGACGGAGGATTAAAATCACCATCATATACAAGTTCATCCTTTGTTATCCTGAGCTCTTCTATTGCCGCTGCGAGATAACGAGACGAATAGTCGCCTAGTCGCCCGATAGTTAACGGATACCCGGAAGTCTTTGGGCTGAAGGCGGTTAAATCAAAACTTGTACTTGATTCGATGCCATCAAGATATAGCGTTAATATATTATTATACGTCTGGGCAGCTACATGGTGCCAGTCATTATCAATAATAACTGTCTGATGCGTCACTGAAGCTTCATACGGTGTGGCAGTATCAACCATGACCTTAACGTTCAAAAAATTACTGATGGTTAGGCCTAAGTGAAAAAAACCAGCACCAGTCCATGCCCCACCTGACGCTCCCACAGCAAGTATCCGCTGGTCACTGTTGTGTCCCGTCCGCTTGATGCGCATATCTATTGTCGTGCCACTTACAAAATCAGCAATCCAGTCAGTATCATACGGCGTATTTATATAGTTTGTCCCGTCGAATTGAAGAGCGGTACCGGTAAAACTACCGTCCACCTCGGCATATCCGGCCCCATTGTATGCGCTTATCGTCCGCGCCTCCGGAGATGCATCCACAACAGGATTACCAACATCGTCGGCATGCAGCAATAATTCAACACTCATATTCCTTCTCCCAAGCTAACCCAACCGCACCCGCTCCAGAAAAACTCCCGCCGTCAACGTATTCCTCCCCATGAAAGTAGTCGTAGTTTACCCACCACGTACTCCCCTCGCCTGTATACCACAGCTCTATTCGATGCGCTATGGATTTGTCTGGTAAATTAATCTTGATGTTAACGGGTGCTCCAGGCGTACCTGAGTTATCGTAAGTGTCAGATATAAGTATGTTATCAGCAAATACTTTTACCTGAGCGTCCATATTTTTTATGTAGAAATATGATCCTGGGCACCTTACACAATCCTGAGGAGGATCAACTAGCGTTTTTGTTAACGTTCCGCAAACTCCAGATATGGGCAAAACCGGAATTAATACAGTCTTGCCTTTATATGCAGCTATCACCACCTCGCGTCCGCCCTCTGGTTCCACGGGGCCGTGCAAAACACTCTTAGTCTCGCGGCAATGTGGTATACAATTGCCTCTCACGGCATTATGACAGCATTTCTTCTTGTATTCATCCGCCGTGATTTGCGGTGGAACCCCCTCCATGGTGTATTCCGGCACTGTTATTCTGCCCACAATATGATAGTATTTGGGCAGTGCCGGGTTGTAGTTCAGGGCGGCGGGACTATTGTTTGTCGGGGTCACAGTATCTGGGCAGGTGACAGGGCGGTATTCGGTGGGCAAATCTTTAACATATTCATCAGTACATTGTCGTCTAAGTTCTCTGTTTACCTCAACAAAACATTTAACATCCCGTCCGTCAACCTCATCGCTATCGCAGATCATGTCGCCGGTGACCGGATCTTTTTTGCAAACCACAACAGACCCCGTGCTGGAGTCAACTCCAGTCGCCGGACACTGCGCTGCCGGATCGTCTTTAGCAACAGCCTCACCAAGTTCCTGATCGACTGGGTCGAGGCCAAAAGCCTGCGAAAAAGCCGACACCAACCCAGTATATTCTCGCTGCCCTCCGCCGAGCATGACCCCACCAAGGGTGATTTTCCAAGTGTGATAAATTATTGGCAGTCGGTGGATCAGCAGGATTCCAGAATAATAACCCGGTAGGTGGATCTGCCCGCCTGTGATGTTAACCGGTGGCGGATCAATAAATTCACCACGATTGTTTTTCACTCCACCGCGCCACTCATAAATTGCACTAGAGCTTCTTAAATATGAGGCAAGTTTTTTTGAATCAACAAAATAATGGATAGGGAGGTTAGGTGTGTTAGAAAATTCAAATTTTACTAAAATGTCTTCATGAACGATTTTCGGCCCGGATTTTGCAGAATCATAACTATGCAAAACATAATCGTCGAGCACCGCCTGACTGGATGCATGGACGTAAACAGGCAGGGTGACCCGTCCGGTCGGTGCCATGGTGGCGGGACATAAACTGTCAATGCCAAATGCGGCAGCTAGTTCCTGCGCTCCGCCCACGCCGGGATATTTTGTCTGAAGATAACTCTCTATACCCTGCTCCGGGAGCTGGCCCGATTCAACTTCGCCCCGATAAGCAGCAGCCTGGTCCGGTTCTCCACACGTACCTTGCCCAAAAATCCCAGCCAGTGCCGCCGCCGCATCACCGACGGTCATCCGGTCAGTATTCAGCGTCTCGCCCGGTTTTTTATCGGACAAGCGCAGGAATCCACCTGATTGATTAGTCGATACCCGGCGAGGCTGAATGGTATGTGATGTGTTGGCGGTTGTCATTTATTTTTTACTTATTAAAACCGTTATATTTACAAATATTGAACAATCCTTTCAGTGCTAAACCATTTTTTTCTGTAAACAACCTTTCCTAATACGGCTTTGACTCGTGTGGTTATATCTGCGGCTTGATACCAATCCCCATCTATTTTGATACATTGGGCTTTTATAGCAATTTCTTCAACTTCGCACTCTTTTAAATATGGGAGTTCTCCCAACAATATATCACCAACTTTATATTCAACTTGCATTTTTCACTTCCTCAATTTAAATTCAATATTGCACTCTGCACGGACGTTGAACCGTGAAGCAAACAACAAATACACTCACCGCACGGATCCAGACCGTGCGCGTGGTCATATTCGTCAACTCTCTCAGGACAGGCTACCTCGTCCCGAATGAAAAGCTCTAATTCTTCGATGCGCTTTATCAATACATGATAGAGCTCACTATTCTCGATTTCTTTACATTCCACCGTGTATCCATCCACTGGCGGATCATCCGCCTCGATAATTTGAGGCTTGAGAAATTGACCAACATCATTTATTTTCGTCACCTTCCACGTTGTCATGCCCTCACCTCATGTTATAGTTTCTTGGTCATCCTCATCATATGTTACCAAAAGTATCTCTCCAGTGCAACCATTATAATAAACGTAGCGTGTCGGATTGAGCTGAAACCAATACTCACCGGTCGCCGGGTCATCATCTCCCAACCCGCCAGTGCTCAAATTCGGGCACTCCTTCAGCGCGGCAAGCACGCAACCGGGGATTAAAATCTCGCCATGCGCCTGTTGATTGTCACCCCACCAAGCATCGACCGGCAATGAGGTATCTGTAAACGGCTGGCCCTGCTGATGTTCAACGAGTATTGTCCACCGGTCAAGATCCGCAGTGCCGGAAACTTTGAACATTGCCTCGCCCGCTTCAGGGTGAAAAAAGCCGTTCTCTTGCGTCCATGTCAGCGGGATTGTCGGCCCCCAGGTTTGACGCGCTGTGAATGTTCGCGGAAGCCAGCCTAGTTCAACCACTTCCCGACCTTCAGTCCAAATTTCACCGGCTTTTGAACGAGTGGTCTTATATGGCCCGCGAACCTCATAACCGTCACAGGTGAGATTGTACTTGCCCTCAAGCGACGCAGACCGATCAACCAAAACAGTAGCGGTATACGAGGCAATCACCCCATCAGGAGTAACCCGCCTCCGAACAGGGCATTGCTGAGTCAGTACATCATAAGGGGATCCACCGCCCATGATGACACCGAGCATCTGGCGCAATTTTTGCACCGTGACGGAATTAAACCGCTCGTCGATTCTGTCCTGACTGATATGTAGCCAATCGGTCAAGGCAGCGTCGCCGGTTGATTTGGCGGTTATGGTTTCCGTGTGGTTAACTGTCGGCATAGTGTGATAGATTTTGTAGATTGATATTCTAATATCAGGTCAAATAGCCCTATGTGTCAACAGTAAAATAGCCCGCCTACATCACCAAACTTGCCAACAGCATCTAGTTTTAATCTCTTTAATTCATCGTCGAGTGTTTTCTTCTTGTCAGTCAAGTTGAGGCCATCTTTAAAGGCATCTTTCACCACAACATAATTATAGGTACACTCCCCATCAATACCAGTACTAAAATGTTCCCAATCGCCGCCTATTACCCTGTCAAGGTATTCAAATAACCCGTCATTGAGATCATCTTCTGCAATATCATCGCTTGCGGTTACCTTGTAGCCAATCCCATATTCTGCATAGTGACTCATTTATATTTTCCTCTTTGTTTGAATTAGTTACCCACAATGATCATGATTCCCGCCATCATCGGGGACGCATGTTGGGTTAATCTGGTCACACGACCCACCGAGACATGCGTTGTCCGGATCAGCAGGCGCGGCGGATGAGGGGGTCGCGCCAACAAAAGGATGGTTATCACACAAACAGTACCTCTGCTCGGCATCGGCACCCTCCACCTCTGGAATTTTCTCCTTGATGATTGTGTCGCCGCCCTCACCGTCGCCCGGCCAGCCATATTTATTGTACAGTGCATTTTGCTTGCATTCCGGAACGTCAATCTCAAACCGGGTCGGCCTGCCCTCACACCCCTCCGCTGTTACGATCAACGAGGACTGGTACGCGCCTTCGACCTCGCCATCGCCTAGAGTGATATTAATCTTGTATCGTTCGGCGATTGACCAAACATTAACCAGCAGTCGCCCGCCCATGGCCTGATCGAGACTGAACCGGTTATTCTTGTCAACGCTTACGGATGGTTTCGGATTGATCGACACCATTTGGCTATCAGTCGGATTGCTAACCCACCGGGCCGATGTGATATCGTCGGATTCTGTTAAATCCATTTTGGATGTAAGATCAACGTAACCGCCGTTTTCCGTTGCCACAAAATCCGAGAGAGCTATGGTAACAATCTTCGTGCTGTCCCCTGACTCTATTATTGGGTCGGACAGGGTGCCTTTGGTTAGGCTGATATTTAGATTTGTATAGGTATTGAGTGGCTTGACCAGTACTGAGGTCGAATATTCTTCGGACTCGGTCGGTACCGGGATATCAAACCCCAACAGTCGCAGCATGACATTTAGCAACTCGTTATCATCGGAGCAATTTACCGTATCGGTCGTGTCCTGTTGTTGTATCACCTGACACGGTGGCGTTGCCTCGGTCGCCCCAGAAGTTGGGGCGAGTATTGTTGCTGAAAAGTTGACCGTTGACATCGGTGCTATATTTCCAGAGATCCGATACAAAATACTTCCTCGCATGCGCAGCATTTATATTCAACGCTGATGCCATGCCACGTCGCGGGCGTGTTCGGCCCACCAAATAACGCCAAACCAAGCTCGTCCTCGGTCGAGTGATATTCCGTTTCATCTGAATCGTATGGATATTGATTGAGATGTAAAATATTCTCACAGTGTGGGCATGCCACACGTACATCGTAGGTTATATAACCAATCACTGATTTTTTTTTGTCTTTCATTTCCCGTCGACTCTATGTTGATTTTATTAATAACTCAAACTCATATAATCAGCATATCATGGTAGGATATTTTATACAAGGAAAATTATTATGCAGGAGGCTCATTCGTGCTTTGTCCGCCAGCCCCAATGGTAATGGTTTTGGTTTCAGACGATGCCCCTGGGAGGGTGATTAGCCGCTGCCAGACCGGCAGGGCCGATTGATTAAACGCAACGGTGCATGTATCACCAACAAATGGAACCCCGCCAAATGCATTCGCCGGGACTTTAAACATGATACCATTATACTCAGGATCGGTATTAACTGGTTCAAAATCCGCGCTGATCAACTGCCCGCTGACCAATACCCCACTGGACTCCCAGCCCAATACGTCGATAGTGGCTTTATAAGTGGTAGCCGTCTCAGTCTCGAATGTCACGACACACCGAGGACAATATTTATTATATACCACAATCCCGGAATCGTCAAATGTCGTTGTCGTCAGTCCGGTGTCAACAACCTCGTCGATCTCCGCCTTAACCTGCACAGTATCCAAATCCACCAGCGTCTGTACTAGATCACCAGCCTCATATGTATTGACCGCATCAGCCGATGTGGTAAACGTGGTTTGAGTTGTATCATGCACGGTCGGCACGGAATTCACAATTAATTTTTCATACAGACCGGCCCCGCCATAAGTTCCTCGCTGGTCGAGCCTGATGATTTTCCCGTTTTCGATCACCTGATTTGTCCCGCCGTAAACAAGATCCTCGTGGAACCATTGCACCGTAAATTGGTGAGGTGCTGGATGAGCCACCACGATTCCGGCACCGTATTTCTCCGAGGTGGACTCGATATCATCAGCTGCAGTTCCGTCCTGAGTCCCTACATACAGGTATGTGATATTTTTTGCACCAACCGATGTGTCAGGCAGGGCAAAAATACAAACTTCAGGAAATTGAAGAGCAATATTATCAGCATTCAGGTTAGCAAACAGCCATTTTACTAACTGGGATTTTCCATTGATGAGGTCACCTTCAAATAATTCCTGAAAAACAACCCCAGGCGCACCGCTCTGGACGATTTGCCAAGGGTGCGCCGCACGGCCACCATTCCCTGCCGCTTCATCTCCGAGCCGAGCCTGTGGATGGAGAATTTTTGTATCTGCTACTGTAACTGGCATTTTTACACCGTAATAAAATTTATTGAACCGGTAAATAGCGTGTCAGAATTGTATTTTACCATACCTTGCACTGGCTGTAAATGAATACTTTCCAATATCACCTGCACCCCAGACGGAATATTAGGATGGGTGATGGTCAAGGGTTGTGGAATATTTTTTATACTGACCAGAAGGTAGTATTCCGTCATTGTAAAATATCCCAATAGGGTGTTACCCTCGCGGTACGCCATAATTGACACCGGCCATCCTTTGGTCTGTCGCTCCCACTGGTGTATCAGTTCATCGCCGTCCTGCTGTGTGTGGGATTCGGCAACATGCCGCTGCTCCAGTCCGGTTACGTCTAGTCCGAATGAGGCAAATTCTGCAATGATTGGCAACAGTCCGATTCCGTTTTCGCTCATACCTGAAACCTCTTTCGATTGCTGCTGACCCGTTGCTCATATTGTTGTTTGTATTGTAGATCTTCCGCTGACATCCATTCATTGGTGATTCTGCCGTCCTGCTGGTTAATTGTGCGGACATGCACCATATTACTCGGTAAACTCCCGCCCTGCTGCTGTTGCGGTTGCGCTACCTGGATATTCACAGGCGGCGCAAATATTTGTTGCAAATGTGGGTGATGAGCAACCATGGACTGCGCCGCGCCAATCATGTTTTTGTTATTAATATGCTTCCAAGTGTCGTACCCGGCATTTTGCGCCGCGTCCGCATTGGTCACGGTTTCACCCATGGCAAGGAAAAAAGGCATGGTGTCTACCCGACTTGGCGAGCCAGGAATCTTTAATCCGTCCAGACCATCAGCCCAGCGCATGCCGCCAGCAATCGCCCCGAATGCCGCGCCCTGAACCCCAACAGCCGCCCCACCACTCGCCCCGGAAACCTCACGGATTTCCATCTTGATGACTCGTTTTTTTTCGGCTATCCTGTCAGCTGCCGCACCTATGGCTTCGATATCCTTAATTGATGCATCTTTCGCCGTAGCAGATCCTGCGATATTAGCTTCATGCATCTTCTTGTCTTTTTTGATACGGTCGGCAATTATTTTACCATATTTTTCAATATCTTTTGCTGCGGCCTGAGCACCGGAAAAATCATGCTCCTGGTCTAATACATCTGCGAGTTTTTGCGCTCCAGCGGCCTGATTCCTGTAGGACTGAGTTAATAGGTCGTTAAGTTCCAGCGTCCCCTGTGCAGCCCTCTGCGCCCCCTCTTCAGCTGACACTATTACTTTTTCTTTATCAGCTTCAAGCTTTTTGACCTTTTCAGCCTCTCGTGCTTTCGCTGTCTCGGATTTTTTAGCCGCTGCCTCCGCTGCTTTGCCTGCCTTTTCTTCGGCTTTTTCCTTTGCCTGTAAGGCTTTAATGCCAAGTTCGCCAGCACTTTTGATGCCACGAGCCTGAGCACCGAGAGCTTCGGTTGCCGTGATAACCTGTTTACCGCCCGCCTCCACTGCGCTGCCAAGGGAATCCCATGCCGAGACTGCTTTTTCGGCAAATTTAGCGGCCTGGTCGAAATCACCAGCTTTAAATGCTTTAAATGCCTTGTCTTCGTACTTTTCTGCCTCGCTGACCATGCTATTGTAACTGGCGCGGGCTGCTGATGCCATCGCCGTGACAGAGCCAGACGCTTTCGCTGATGCCTCGGCCTGCTTTCGCCCTATGTCCGCAAGTTTTGCTTCAAGGTCGAGTTGTTTATCACCCCAGGATTTAGCGGCATCTTCGGCGGATTTGTAATGTTTTTTTGCCTCGGCCATTGACTTCTTGGCCGCTTTTTCATATCCCTTCACCCCCTCTTTTGCTTTATCATGGGCTGCTTCCATTGCTGGGGTGAATTCTGCCGTTACTTCCCGTGCAAGAGAGCTATAGGCACTTTCCGCTTTGCCGGTTAGCGATTCCAGCTCTTTGAGTTTTTTCGCCCCGGCCTCGGTGTCACCAGCTGCATACAGAGCTTTTACTTCTGCTGCTGTTGATTGTGCCACCTCTGTGTATTTTTCGGCGGCTCGCTTTCGGGCTTCCCAGACCTCTAAATCGGATTTTCCAGCAAGGGACAGTTCAAAAATTTTATCAGCAATTTGTCCGGTACCGAGAAAGGCTGTATTGTTAAAATCCTTGAGGAGGCTGGTTGCTATTTGGGCATTATCTGCATAGTTCTGCCATTCGCCATTGATTTTGGCTATTCCACCGCGCTGTCCAGTTCCGCCAAAGCTGCCAAGTTCGGTAAGCTTATCATTCGCTTCTTCGACTATATCGAGATATTTTTTCCATTCTTTTTCTTTTTCTTTTAAAAACTTTATCTCTTCTTTGCTGGCCTCTTTTACCGTACCACCAACGGCCTTTATGACATCCTTTTTACCTTCTATAGCCAACAGCTCTTTTTTAATTTCATCAACCGACTTACCTGTGGACTTTTGTTGCTCCCCTGCCATAGAGGCGAAAGCTTTTGCAGCTTTTCCAGCGGCCTTTTCACCCACCTCTCCCGCCTGTTTAGCAACATCACGCCATCTTTCATATTCGCCACTGGTAAGGCCTGCCTTGTCGGTGATCAACGACATTGCAGCCAAAACATTCGCCGACCCCTTTTCCAGCGTGTGAAACCCGGACTCTAGCGTTAGTAATACGCCGACCAGCCCGGACATTACTCGGACACCACCCTCTGCACCTTTGATTAATATAGCAAAAAAATCAGCAATGGAACCCTGATTCTGCCCCAAGACTCTGCCAAGATTCACAATAGCCTCAGCTACCTGACTAGTGCCATCCGCAGTCTCATTGCCCTTATTGATTGCCTTTCCAAATGCATTTACAACTGTATTAACAGCATCTCGGATAGTAATAGGCATCTGTTTAAAATCTTTTTCAATTCTTGCGGCCATTTTAGGAAAAGCCTCAAGCATTAACTCGGTTGTCAATAATCCATCGGCACCCATATCTTTCAATTCGCCTGTGGCAACCCCGATAGCCTCTGCTAATCGACCGGCAAAGTAACTATTTGCCTCCAACATTGTTTTAAGTTCGTCCCCTTCTAATTTGCCCTTACCCATTGACTGGACAAATTGCTGGTTAAAAGAAGTGGATTCCTGCATCGTTGTCCCGTAAATCTTGTGAGATTTATTGAGCAGATCAACAATTGAGAGTGTTTGTGAACCTTGCAGCCCAGTATCCTTGAGCGATAGCTGTAATTTTGAATATAATGCTGTGTTTTCAGTAACTAGTGACCTGCTATCCTGCGATTGAGCGTGAAGGAGAGCCTGGGTGGCCCTATATTCCTCTGTGGAATCGGTGGCGATTTTGACTTTAGCATTTAGCAGCGTGTAACTATCTGCCAACATGATAATATCGACTGCTTTCCGTGCAGCTAAACCCGTTGCAAGTGCGATTACAAGTGCCTTGATACCCTTGCCACTTATCTTCTTTTCGGTCGCACTGACCTTTTTTAACTTCCTGTCTAACTCTTCTGCACCTGCCGCAGCTTTTTTAGCAGAAACAGATTGCTGATTAAATTCCTTTTGAAGCTTATCAGACTGCGCCGTTGCTTTTTTTGAGCTTGCAGCGAGGTTGAGTTGTTCCGTTTTGACTCTTTCAAGATCACCAGCGAGCTGATCAGCAGCCGCCGAAGCCTGCTTGACCCGTGCCTCCTGTACCTCATACTGAGCAGTCAGTTTTTTTACTGCTGCGACAGATGCGGCCTTGGCCTTGACGGCAGTTTTCCCGGCACGTCTGGATGTTGCAGCTAGGTCGGTTTCGGCTTTTTTGGCAATAGCCAGCTTATCAGCAAGGATACTTAATCCCGCCTCTTGCTGCTTGACCTTAGCCCGCTGAACATCCAGCGCACCGGTGAACTTGCCGACAGCGACGGAGGCTTTACGATATTCAGCCTCCGCCCGCTTGGCCTGCTTGACCGCAGCGTCAACTCCTTTCACCGCCCCATCGGGGTTAAAATTTATGTAAAAATCTAAACCAGAAGGCATATGTTACACCGCAATGCTTACGTATCGCTCAGCATCATCACCAATCCAATCCTCGGGTTTTTCAAGGCCAACCCTGTTGAAATCAGGTTGCTCAGGGAAGATCTCGACTTTTCGCACAATAGGCGCATCGCCAGCAGCAAAATTTGAATCCACCATGCCTTTAAATTTGCACCACAGGGCCAGCCCAGTAATTTTTTCATTTGTGTCGTCAATCAGGTTGTATCCCTCAAACCGGAATTGACCATAAACCTCAAATTTCTTCCCTTTTCGGTATGTTGAAGTGACTGCCTCACCGTGATCAAACTCGATAGACAGCGGTTCGCCCTGTACTAGGCTTCCGCCTGTTTTTGCCGTTGCGAGCTGTCCCTGTTCGGCATTAGCCACCGAGTAGTCTGTCGTTGCGGCAAGGATAAGGCCCCGGTCGATCCATGTTACTGTAGCGTCGGCAAAGGTGCTGCCATCCGTGGTTTGGGTTGGTTCAGAAACGTCTGACGTGCCACCGATTGTACATTCGTAAAAATGTGCGTTCGGGGTTGTCGGAACATGAAAATCACCGACTGCATACACTGTTTCCGTTACCCAATCGCTCGCACTATCGCCGTTGGTTCGGGTCATCACATCGCTCGAAATACCCCGTTTGTCAAGAAAAATATATCCACCTGCTGCGGGTGCCATCCGCGTAACTGTTACCCCAGTACCGGCTGCGACTGTAGTTTTAACCAGTGCCGCACTAAGTGACATGGCGACAATATCCTCGCTCGGGTTGTCAAATTCTAGAACGTAGGGTGATTTTTTCTTGAGAAGGGAAAATGAAAAAACATCCAGCCCATAACTCCCGATATCGGTGCGGTTTGGGCTATTGTAATCATCTGTTTCATCGGGAGAAACAGTCATATTTTGATGTGACCCTGGAAGCGTCCAGCCCTCCCACGCCTCATCCCTGAAAAGCCGGATATATGGAGTTATCGCATACACGCCGGGTTGCAGTACTTCAATTGTAGCCATGATATTTCCTATTGTTTTTTATTGTTTCGATTCACCGCATTAATCGTTGCCTGCGTGATCTGCGGTGTCATACTCCAAGGGTCACTAAACCTCCAACTATGTGCCAAAATAACCATGTTGTCAGCTAATACATGAGCAGCGTTCAGCCATGACATTACTGACCTAACTACGTTATTTTGCCCTCCTGATCCGCTTTCTTCCCTAATGCATGAGCTAAAAAAAACTGATTTGCCTTTGCCACCTCCCTGCATTGCTCCACAAGTACATCAGATTCAGAATCCAGACTGCCCAGCGAATAACCAGTAGACAATTCAAACAGAATCCAGTTGCCAGCATGTTCATTGGCAACGCTCCGGCGGAACTGAACAATGCCACTCACCGGTTGCACTTTATCAGGCACGTCGATGCCCTGACACTCAAGCTCTTTTTTGGCAATTTGAAAATCATCAGTCAAATGTTCCCTGATCTCCCAGAGCGATTCGTAGACGGCCAATGCTTTCCGCCTGTAAAACTCTTCAATATCTGCATTTTTCAACGTTCTCGCATTCATATTAAATCCGTGTTCTGCTCCGGCCCGTAGCCGTGCAGGTAAAAGTTATCTTGTACGATACCGATTCTTTTTTTTGTTCAAAAAAGTTAATATCAAAAAACTCTAATCGAAAAGTGTCAATAGGCTGAAATCCTTCTATTATATCAAGTGTGCAGTCAATAGCGGTCAACAATTCCCGTCCGCCGTCTCGACCTTTTACGATTATTGACCATGCAAAAGGCGTGGTCGGAAACGTTCCCTTTTGTAGACTTTTGCCGGTCTCTAGTGCAACAAAAGCAGCGGGGAAACGGGCTGGATGTCTGGCATGTTCTTTGAGACTTTTGATCGCCTTAATGGTTCCGAGGCAATCAACTTCAGCTAATTTTCCGACGATTGATTTCATCGTTTCAGCGAGTTGGAACAATATATTTCTCCATTATAGTGAAAATTTTCTTTTCGTCACTTCCTGATAGTTTACTTGGTATAAACTGACTTTTTTTAATTTTCCCCCATGGCGATCCATTGTTCCGTCGTGTATGCTCAGCGACGGCTCGCCCTTGCCTGCTGTGCGCCCGGATTTTGATTTTTCTTTTCCTGCGGTACTGATTTTTTTTTGCGCCTTGATTTAATAGCACCGCTCGTCCCGCCACAAGTCCCTGTGCCTTAAGCCCTACCCCGGCTGACTTTTTGCCGGAAAAAGTTTTTACTGAATCACGGAGATCGCCGGATTCTTTTTTTAATCCAGACGATTTCCACGCCCTTTCTTTGAGTGGCCGCATGACCTGACGTTCAATATCCCGCATTGGTCTTGAAAGATCTTTTACTTTCTTTGTCAGCTCCAGCAGGGCTGGGGTCATGCTGTCACGCAGATTGATACCAAGTTGTTTGCTCATAATACCGGCATCCAAGATGACAATAGCGCGTCCACGGTCATAGGTACTTCCTCCACGCTCGCCCCTATAACAACCGGACTCGCGTGTTTATGCCAATGCTCACCGAGGAGGAGGATTGCGTGTTTTATTGATGTCGGGATACTGTTTTTTGTCCACCCACAGGTAAAGATTATTTTAATTCCGTTATATTTTGTCAGGGTATCAATAGACCAACCATCATCGGTCGGTAATATTCCCGGATATGCCCCAAACAAGTTTATATAATATTCGCTTGCGTCTAGTACCCTTTCGTCGCCGTCGCTGTCAGTAATTGTGACCGACTCGACATCAGAAACCGGGACAAATGGAAATTGAATCATTTCGTCACGTCCCTCATGATCAACCGGCCAGCAATCCAAATAAACAGCCCACTGCTGAGACACAATCTTGCGCCAAGTAATGCGCTCAATGTAATCGGTAGCCGCGCTTATCAGGTGCGTCAAATACGTATCAGTCGCCCGATTAGGATCAAGCTCCCAGACCTGCGCCCGCATCTCCGGCAATGTAACCGGCAGGGATGCGGGCGCGGTGATCAGCTCCGTTTTTGTATTGAGCTGGTTGATCATATTAAGATACAGGTGTCCATGATGGATAGCCAAAAATCATGACAGCAGATAACGGGGTACCGGTGCCATGCGTTCCAGAAAAATCAGCAAGAATTTTAACATAACGTTTTTCGCCACTGTAACCAATCCTGACGATTTCAGCAGCGGCTTGTTCTACAATCAGACTATGCACGATGCCACCGGCACCGACGGTAACACCCTGCACGTCGGCTTGTGCAACGGCTGTATAGGTGGAATCGTCATCACTATGAGTCATGATAAATTCTATTTTATTTGCGCCACTGAAGGTAATTCCACCGATGCCAATATGGAGCATAACAAAACCGGCCCCATACTCACGGCAATCAATAGCTACCGGGGTATTGTCAGCAGCATAAACGACAGGCGGCAAGATTTCCACCGGCTTGATGCTTGTGATAAGGTCTCTCTGCATAATATTCTCTCAGGAAGATGCGAATTTCATGACTTTGCAAGACTCAAAGTGTTGAATACCACCGCCGATACGCTTGGTCGTGTAGTATTTCACGTAAGGTTTTGCGGTATAAGGATCTCGCAAAATTGCGATTCCTCTCCTGTTCACAACAAGATAAGTGCGCCTAATGTCGCCAAAAATGACCGAAAGCGAGTTAGTTGCAATATCTGGCACAAAATCATCTGAAACGACTGGCTTGCCAAGTAACAAACTGGGAGCACCAGCGGTTATTCCTGGCTGCCAAATCAAATCATCAACATCGTTTCGAAACTTTCTCACTGTAGCGAGAGTAAGGTCGTTCATCACCCAAACAGCATTATTTCGGTAGCCCGCTTTAAGCGCATGTTGCAAGTCGATCAACTGGTCAGTCGGCTTGTCGGTCGCAAAAGCACCGGAAGCACCGGAAGCAACATAACCAAGTTTTCCCCACTCCCAACTTGCATTCGCAACTATCTCATATGCAAGCAGCCCCTTAGGCTTCTTAACCCCGCTTCCAATCATGACAGCTTCAGCTACGCCTTCTGACATGTCCAGCTCGACTTCGTTTTGCAGTTCAGCTTCAATATTAATTTCGGCATCTTCTAGCAGGTCGGAGCTGATTTGAGGTTCTGCCCAAATTTTACCAACACGAAACTCCAACTGTCCGTATTGTGGTGTTGATGTTTCACTAGGCGTTTCTGTCTCTCCCGCCCATCCGTACCCTGCGCCTGATGTTCTGACACGTTTTTTGTAAGAATTCCCGCCGATTGTCACATTACGAGCAAGCCCCATGATGGCGCTATTAGCCCGCAACATGCCATCAATGCCCTTTTCAGTTTCAGAGGGGACAAAAATCCCGCCATCCGGATCAGAACCAACAGTCATGGTTTTTTGCTGCAACCCCGCTAAATCGGTATCAGCCCCCTTGCGCATAAATCCGTCAAATGCTTCCTTGTACTCTGCCTCTTCAACAGTGCCAGTTCCACCGGCAGCATCCAAGCGGCCTTTTTGTTTCAACAGCTCGTCGATAGATTTCTGGCAATCCCCAACATCTTTATTGACCTTGTCAAAACTTTCAGCAAGCAAAACATCAACTTCTTTTTTTGACAATTTCGAAGCCGCAACTTCATCAGATTTCTTCTTAAACTCTTCAAAAGCCGTTTTTTGCTTTTCAAGTAGTTTCTTAATTTCGTCGCTCATTAATCACCCTCTCGTGATTCTGGTTAATTCCTGTAACATCTCTTTAATTTCCGTTTCGTCCTCTTCAGCATCCCGCTGATATTCAAAACCGCGTGAAGCAATGCAAGTCGCCTCTTTTTTTGAATAACCACCTGCATCCCGCAGAAAGCGTTCAAAGTCACGGATTGATTTTACATTTGTCACAGTAGCTTTCTCATTTGCCGGAAAATGTACCGGGCTAATTTCTCCGACATAAATTGATTTCAATATGAGCGTATCTTGTTCTTTATCATATTCCATGCCGCCCGGATAAGGTCGCCAACCAATAGACAGTCCAGGAGTTCCGTTCTTCTTCTTCAGGCTCCTATATTTTTTGAGTGCGTCCTGATCCGGATGTTTTCCGTCGATCCAAAGTTGACCCTTGAGCTTTAACCCGTGCTCATCAACGCCAACGTCTAACCATTCGCCGATTTCCTTCCGATGGTCGTGATCGGCAAACATAAATGGCCAGGTGCCTTTTCCAGTGTACTCTTCAAGCATCCGGTCAAATGCGCCTTTGACAATAATATGACCATACCAATCCTTTACATCAAAAACGCTTCCATAGCCCTCAAAAATGCCTTCTTCCCCAACCCCCTTGATAAGTAGCGGCCTAATTATCTGTTGATTTTTCATCGCCTTCCATTTTGTTTGTTGCCGAGCTATTGAGTGGCATTTTTAAATCATCGCCATCTTTGTGCGGGGGCAAATCCTCAAGCTGTCTCAATTCGTTAGAGGTCTTTATCCCCGCCGTTCGAAATTTTATAGCAGCTTCAGCTCGTGTCAATAGGTCGGCCCGCTCTAGAACAGCAAGGTTATGTGTGATATAAAACCCACCTTGAACCTCTTTTGGTGTGAGTAGAGACGCGCTGTACCTTTCTTCCACCATCATACACTGTGGCAGCATAGTATCTTTGATAAAATTGATATTTTGGGCCGCAAGATTCGAATCTGCCGATTTGGTTACATCTGCTACTTTATGGGGAGGCACCCCAAATATTGCACAGATCTCGGTCAGTTTCAACTGCGAAACCTCCAAATACTGCAACTCAGCGTTATTCATCCCGACTGGTGTGTATGTGTCACCTTGTGACAATATCTCTGTTTTACCGCTTATATTGCCACTATTCCATAATTTCCTGAATTTCGCGGCCATTTCCAGGCTTTTTCCAGTCGAAAGGCTCAAAATACCAGATGGCCTTCCTCCAGATTTTAAAATCCGGCTTGCATGATTACCAGCCTCAACCGCAACGCCGATAGTGCCACGGTTATACTCGATCGGTGACACCCCATTCAGGGTGTCAAAGCTTGCGCCTCGGAAATGCAGTATTTCGGACTGTTTGTATTCCTTAATTCCGCGATATACGATTTTTCCGGTCGATCGCTTACGTTCTGCGTTGAGCGTTTTTCCGGGAAATTGCAACAGCTCTATGGGGCGTTTACCGACACCGCGTATAATTTTAGCATGAAAATTGCCATACATTGCCATTTGTTGACCGACATCATAGGCGAAATCATAAGTTGTTTGATGATCATTGGGCTTGCGCAGTAACTCGGCCACGGGGTGCGTATAAACTCTTTTACGTGTACCATCGTCGTTCCGCTGCATTAGGCGCACAGATGCGACCGCCTGCGATTTAGCAAGCACAGCAACACAAGCCCAAACCGTTGCTTGACGCATGGCTTTTGTTGCAGTTGTTGATCCGGCAGGCCCGCCAAACGATTCAAGCAGGATTCTTTCAAAGTCTCCGGCCCCGCTTGATTTCGTTCGGAATCGATCAAATATACTCATATTTTTATGATACCATTATTGGTAAATAGTTGTCAACGTTTTTATTCGTCCCATGGAAAGTTTTCGTCATCATAAAGGGAACCGCCGCCATCAGCCACTGCTCCAGCTGTTGCCATGATAAGGGCAACGATACCATCAATTTTTTCAGAAGATTTTGATTTGTCGGGTTTAATATTACCCGCCGCATCGTAAACCACAATTACATTCTGACTCATCCAAGAGAGCACGGCATTACCACCGTGCGCCAACATGCCAGCAATAACAAGTCGCTCCAACTCTATACTGGGGCCAGTCATGGAGTTAAAACCCTGTCCAAACCCCACAGCTTCAATACCCATATCGTCCACCGCTTCCACAACCTCGGTTGCCCTCCATCGGTCATAGCGCAATTCGGCAATATCGAAAACTTCATTATCAGCTTTAATCTTGTTGATAATATGGTTATAATCAACAACGCCACCGGGTGTCGGGATCAGCTCGCCGGAACGAACAAAAGTATCATACGGGACTGAGTCGTTTATTGTCCGCTGCTGAACCTTATCCTCCGGGCACCAACATCTGCAAAGAATCTTATATGGCTCACCCGGTTCGATGGGTGGAAACATCAGCACCAAAGATGATATATCATTTGATGTTGATAGGTCGAGACCTCCATAACATGCCCGACCATGCAATTCTTGTTCTGTTAACGCTCCGGTACATGCTGCCCAGTGATCAGGCCGCAACCACCGGAACTCTGATTGTGTCCAGATGTTAAAATATAACCGCAGAATATTGTTTAATTGGCTTGGTATAGATTTAGCTCGCTCAACTGCTTCCCGGATTGTGTCCTTAACCACAGACACCCCATAATTAGGATTTGATTTAAACCACATCTTTTCATTTTCAATTTCCGATTCGTCGTCAAGGGAAAAAATCACTCCCAAATACGAATCATCATCAACTTTTCTGGTAAGGATTTTTTTTGTGTGAACGTGTTGATCCCAACAGGTTGTTGAGCGGTCGTACCCTGCTGTGGTGGTGACGATGACCATCCACTGGAGCCGTGAGCCAAAAGAAGTTGTTATAACATCCCAGAGCATTCGGTTACGCCATGCATGCAGCTCGTCGCACACAACACAATGGATATTCAGCGAGTCCATTTTATTGTGATCTGAAGATAGAGGTCGAAAAAAAGATAGGCTGCTTTCGTGGGTGATATTGTGTGACAAAATGCGAAATTCGTTTTTTAGCATTGGGGAGGATTTGATTATTTTCTCCGCATCACCGTGACACTTCCGGGCCTGTTCTTTTTTTGTTGCGACGCTGTATACCTCCGCACCCATCTCGCCATCAGCGCAGGTCATGTATTTGGCTATGACAGCGGAGAGAAAGGTCTTTCCGTTTTTTCGCCCGATTTCGAGATATAGATAGCGAAATCGCCTTGTTCCGTCTGCTCGCCTCCATCCGAAAAGGATTGCAAGAAGTGTCTTTTGCCAAGGTTCAGGCTCGAAATTTGTCCCTGGACATGTGCCTTGATAATGGACACATAGTCGAGAAAATAGTATAATATGGTATGCATAATGCCAGTCGAAATAAAGGCCACGCTCGTGACCGTGCTTCAGATCGTGCACATGCCGCTCGATATATTTAATGATCCATTGCCCGGCCACCACATCACCGGACAATACACCATCAATATATTGCTCTATTTCTGCTATGATACTTTGCATTCGTCACCTGCCAGTCGGGTAAGGGTCGCTGCTATATCTTCCTGTGCCGACTCTTCATTTTTACTAATTCTCATGCGGGATCGAGCCGAGGGAGTCAGGCCAAACTCTGTTGCGATTTTGCGTATTTCACCAGCCAGCTTGACGGCTACGGTAAAGTAGCCGCTTTGCTGGCTGTATCCGGTTTTAGTCTCTTGCACAGCCCCACGTTGTGACACTTGGTCAATCATCTCTCTCCATTGGGCATACATAACACAGTACTGCTCTAGGAGTGTGAGGTCAAGGGCTGTGGTAATATTGATACCATGCAATTCGTGCGCCACCCTCAACCATTCTTCAAGGGCCAGTCCGGTGATGTGCTCAGGTGGCTTTAGGAGTTGATTGTCTGCCGTTACGCTGTTGCCTTGCCGGTCGGATCTGTATGTCCCGTCGAGCCTGTGTAGCTCGACGGGCTTTGATGGTCGGCCTGTCACCATAACCTCAGTAGTTCGTGTTCGACATCTTCCTTGCGCCCAATCTCAATGCCTTCCCAACGACAAATTTCACCCGCTGAATACAGCCGCACCCGTGATAATATCTCATTGAACCCTAACTCGCTGATAGCTTTAAGTAATAGCTCCGTATCAACTGTCATGCACTACCTCCAAGGTGTTGATTTAGGGCAAACAGGAGCCTCTTGAACACCTGCCGCCCGCTCTTGTTTGATTCGTTTAGTCTTGCGCTCATGGCATGACCTGCACATTGATTGCAGGTTATCCATATCGTAATCTGCACCACCGTCTGACCGTTCAGTGACATGGTCAACGAGGGTTGCAGGTGTTAATACGCCGCGCTTCAGGCAGACCTCGCATAACGGGTTCACCTGAAGCTTTGCCGCTCTGACCCTTCGCCATGTTCGTGAGCTGTAGAATGGATCTGACTTCTTTATCATACTACATCTGAAGTCATCAACACGTCCTTTATTGCTGTCAGTAATCTACTTTCGACTTGTCTTGCTGTACGCAGTTGATGACGTATAGCGGCGTTTTTGGTTTGGATGTCGTTCCAACGCGCAGTTATTATCTCGTTCAGTTGCAGTATAAAGCTCCACGCATATTGCACCTGATCGCTAGATAACTCGCAGAATTCAGAATGCTTGTGCATATTATAATGATACTTAGCTGTTCCCTTCCACGCCTTACCTTGCTGTATCATCTCAATATATACAGTCTCTATTAAATCAAGCTCTGTATATGCAGCACGTTGAGTTAATGAATGAAATTCCGACGCGAGAGAGCCTAGTTGCTCTGTGAGTATACGTTGGTCGCGCACTGCTGCTGAAAGCTGTCTGTTAAGATTCGTTAGATTGGTGTTCTCGTCTGGCATGATTCATCCTTTAGTGTTCATTGCTGGGTGTTCGTCAAATTGACAGTATTCTTTATCATAGTATGGTTGGTGTGATTGTGTCAAGGTTTATTTATTACCATCAACCTGTTGACATTTAATTAGCCCACAAGATTGATTTCTACATGGCTTATCACCTCCCAAAAAGCCACTCTCAAGTGCCTCATTGCAAATAGAACACTTGTTGCGACCTGAGTACCCCACTGTCGGTGGTGGTGCGAGTTCATACCCAGGTGGAATAGCTTCACCCAGTTTAATATATTTCGTCATTATTCACTCTCTGTTGTGTTTATTCTGATTTGTATGTTTACCTACTCACCGCCCTTCTTGCTCTTAATAGGGGGGGGGTGGATACCTCTGGGTATGGTCTAGTTAGT